AGGTGGTTTCCCAGCTATATTGCATCCAGGAGAAACTGTAGTTGATCATACTAAAGGTCAGGGCATGGGAGCTAATGTAACATTCAACATCAGCACAGTTGATGCAAGTGGTTTTGACGAGCTGCTTGTTTCCAGAAAAAGTTTAATTACAGGGATCATAAATAATGCTATGAACTCAAGAGGCAAGATGGGTATATTATGAGCGGTTCTTTTCCAACATCTCCAGGCTTCTCAGCACTTAATTTTCAGAATGTAAGGCCAACATTAGTTAATCAATCTTTATCTGGAAGAAGGGCAGTAAGGCAAATAGGATCTCAATATTTTATGTTTACTGTTTCAATGCCACCAATGAATCAAGATAATGCAATGGATATATTTGCATTTTTGCAAAAGCAAAAAGGTTCTTTTGAAAGTTTTCAAATAAAGATACCTTTACAAAATAGAGGAGCTGAAAAATCCAGCACAGCTGTAAAAGTTGTTGGATCTCACAGTGCAACTGATTCAACAATAGCATTAGATGGTTTCAGTGCATCAACAAGCGGAGTTTTGAAAGCTGGTGATCTAATTAAGTTTGCTGGTCATACAAAAGTTTATATGGTTCAAAGTGATATAGATTCTGATGGATCTGGAGCAGCTACTGTTCTAATTGAGCCAGGCATAGTAACAACTCTTGCTGATAATGAAGTTGTAACTATGAATCAACCAGATATAACAGTTTATTTAACCAGTGAAGATATTATGTATTCAGTAGATAGAAATAGTATCTTTAATATTTCTTTTGATGTTCGTGAGGTTATCACCTAATGTCCAGAGGTTTATCATCAAGCCTTCAAACTCAAATAGCTAATGATGCAAATAAAATAGCTTTTTTGTTTGAGGTAAAACTATCAACAATATTAAGGTTCACAGATTATTATGCTGATGTAACTTTTGATTCAAATACATATCAAGCTGGAGCTAATTTTGTTGAAGTTGACATTGCCAATGAAACTGGAGAAGCAAAAGTAGAAGATATTGTTTTAACATTAACAAATGTAACTGATACTGTTAGAGATCTAGTTGATAATGGTAATTATATTGATGATCAAGTAAATATATTCATTGCTTTCTTTGATGACAATGAAGCTATTGTTGATGCAACAAGTTATTTTTCTGGATTTATTTCTAATGTATCTGCAACTGATTCATATGAATCAAGCACAATATCTTTAACAATTTCAAATCAATTTAGTAATTGGAATCTTAAAAAAGGCCAACATTTTTCTGATGAATCTCAACAAACATTTTTCTCTGGTGATAAAGGCCTAGAATATGCAGATCAAGTAAAAGCTGATATACGCTGGGGATCTTAGATGGTCATTGAAACAGTAACAGCAATTTTTAAATCTGTAGCTAACTGGTGGGCTACTTCTAAAATTGCTACAGCTATAAAATGGACTACAG